CCATGCTATATTCCATTGGCTGTATCTTTAACTTGCTATAATGTGACCCTGCTACTTGACTTTCTGAGGCTTTCTGAATTGTATCTACTCCAAAAAGATTTCTTACTGCCTTCATTGCTCTTGGGGTAGCTTTGGCTATACTCATTGTGTTCCCCCATATTTATTCTCTAAGTATTTAATGCTAATAGGCATCTCATCAAAGCTACCATTGTTCACTTCATTCAATGTCCAAATTCCCTTCCAAGAGCCATTACCTTGATACCCTAAGTAGTTCTCATCGTGTTGGTAGAAAATCCCACCAAACAACCCTGTCAACCTAGCACCATCCCCTCGCTTACCAAATGCTATGTCTCTATCTTGTACGTGTCCCATGACACAGCTCATCATCTTCTTAGTTAGTAAAGCTCTTGCACTTGCTACTGGTCTACCCATTACACCTGAAGTAAAGTAGTGGGCAAATGCTACACCCTCTAAGATAACTGGCTCTAAGAAGTTTTGCACTTCCCAATCACTTAAGTTCAAGTCTTTATAGCCAATCACACCCTCTAAGATAGCTTCATATTCTATAGCCCTATTGATTCGTTCCTCATGATTCCCCATACAATATATCAATCTAGGTGTCCACTGCTTCTTTTTATTTCTCTGTAACCTTTTCATCTCTTTCTTTATAGGGGCTAGTAGTATGTCCATTGCTTCATTACCTGAACTAATGTCATCCTTATATCGTCTACCCTCAAAGGACTTCTTGCCTTTGTCGTAAGAGGAGAGGCTAGGCATATCCCAATGGTCTCCGATGTGTACAATGTAATCTGGCTTAAGCTCTGCTATGTACTCTCCTGCCCACCTGAGATGCTCCATTGGTACACCCAACTTAACTTGTGTATCTGGTATTACTATAATTCGTTTACTCATGAGGTCTCCTCACATGCTTCTGTTGTTTTTTTCATTTTACTACTCTCCAGTTTCTATAGGTTCTGTTACTAACCAAAATTCACAACAGGGCAATTTTCTGCCCTTGTCATCTAAATACTCTGTTCCGTCTTCATCTTGATTGCACTCACAACCTCTAGGTACACAGGTATCACAATATTGACCCTCTCCCGCAAGGTATATCCAAGCTACTTTTAATTCACATTTGTCACATTTTCTTCTATCCATAGTAACCCTCCATTTATTTAATTATTTTATAATTAAACATTCAGTTTTTACATTTTCGATGATAGTCTCTTGTACCAAAATGTCATACATAAAATAGTAGCTGAAGTTCTTAGTCACCCAAAAACATGTATATACAAACCCAGTAAATAGACATATTGACACTATTACCGCAATACCCTTTTTTAAACCATTCATTTTACTATTCTCCATTATTGGTAGTTGTGCGTTGGTTACGTTCTTCTGCTGTCTTAACGGTGTGACACTCTGAACATAATACTTGTAAGTTTTCTTTAGGGCAGAACAGCCTTGCTATGTATACATCCCAGTTTACAAAACCTTCGTCAGGACACACTACTGGGTCAATGTGGTCTACATTAACTTCTTTTCCTGGGTATTGCTTCTTGCAATGAGCGCAGATGTAATGCTCTCCCATCCGCTTTGTCTTGCTGTTCATCTTCTTCCCTACACCCGCATCCTTTAAAACTTCATACTTAGCAGGGAATTTTCTATACCCTCCCCTTAGTACGCTGGTGATAAAACTCTTGAGTCTACCACTTGTCCACTCTGTACTCGTATTCTTTGAAGATTTTTTCACTGTTGGTAATTGTTTTGCCATACTCTTGAAACTCCTCTTTAGTGGTGTTGTCCTCTATGACTAATAAATAAGCCCTAATAGCTGCCATGTTATTGTCAAGCACTAACTCCATCTCTAGGCACTCCTTCAAGTGGTCTACTGCTACTTTTTGATTCTCTAGCCATTTGTCCATCTTGTAACTCCTTATACCGTTTAGTGTAATATCCATCAAACTCTCTTAATATCCATACACACTGTGCATTTAAAAGAAATTCGTCCTCATGGGAATACTTTTCTAGCATAACTGCCAACATGTCTTGCTCTGTCTCACAGTCTTGTAGAAACTTCTTAGCTTTGGCGTTCCCTATACCTGCTAATCCCTTAATGTTATCTGATGTGTCTCCCTTTAGACACTGCTCATAAAATAAACGTAAACCCCCTATCTCAGTTTGCTCTAAGTAGGTATCTGGCTTTTCCCAATTTGCCCCTCTGATTGCCCACTGATAGTGCTTACCCGCTATTTGCAACAAATCCTTGTCTAGGGAGCAGATAATTGTGTCATCTGTTTGATAAATCCCTAGATAGTCATCTGCTTCTAACCTATTCTCTGTTACCTCAGCATTTAACACCTCACAAGCGTACTCTCTACAGCCTTGTAGGTGTTGTGGCTTGGGAGCAGTTCTGTTTGCCTTATACTCAGGGTAAATATCCTTCCTGTAGTTACCCCATCCACTTAAAAATGCTCTATACTCAGTAGCCTTAGAATTATTTATGATATTGTCAAGTAATTCTTCAACTCTTTCACAAGCAACTGGCAAAGATTCAGTTTCTGCACTAGCAGAACATCTATAAACCACTAAATCCATGTCAATTAGAGCTTTCATGAGCAAATAGTATTGCAGTTTGTTGGTGAAAAGCAACACGTTTGACAAGTTGTTGTCTTACCATTTGATGTAAAAGTCTGGTAGGAACACTGCCCGAAGGCAGCTACTGATGTAAATGCTAGTAAAAATGCTAAGATAATTTTTTTCATTATATACTCTTCCTATGTTTAAACAGTCTTTGTGAGAAAACTTGCTCTAGCCTTGCCTTATTACCATCTGTGTCAATAAAGTTAAGTCGAAACTCTGCTACAGGGATGTTTCCTTTATCTATATAAACAGCAACACAACCCTCTGCTAGATTCCTTGTCGATAAGTCAATTGCATACCCATGTAAAAGAGTAACTCCTGGCATACCTTCCTCTAACTTGTATAACTTACACTCCTGATTGGTATACACAAACTGAACTGTAGCTGTCATCTGATATACATGGTCATTTGACCCATGTGCATAAGATTTACTTGCTGTAAATAAAAAAGCAAGAGCTAACCCAATATATATCGTTTTCTTCATCATAATTTTCCTTAGTTATTAAGAAGGGGTTGCCCCCTTCTAGTCTTAGTACGGAATCTCATCTTCATGTTGGTCTTCCACCACTTCACTTACCTCCCCAAACACATACTCCTCATACTCTTTGGCTAGTTTAATAACATCTTTAGACTTTAAACCCTCTTTACCTAGAGATGCAATAGCATTTGAGATAGAGCTTTGTCTAACAATATAACGCTGTTTAACAGCTCGTTCTTCTTTAGTCTCATACGTACTACCCGTTACTCGTGTTGTGGCTGTAGGAGATGATGCTGTGGCACTAGGAGGTGCTACTGAACCCTCTGCTCCCACTGCAATCCAATCCCAGTAGCCTGATTTCTCATTTTTTACAGAAGTCACTTCGCGTACATCTCCCTTACCTAATCCTTTTACCCCCTCAAATACAGATGGGTTGACAAACGACATAATCTTTTTCTCTGCTATTCGCCCATTAGATTTGTAAGTAACTGTAAGCATACTGTAGCCACCAGTGCCACTTGCCGATTTCTTTTCTTCTTGCTCTACTGCTACGATTTCAATTAACATTTATTACTCCTTTTGATTTCAGTCATATTTTCCCAATCCTTGCCTATTAATACTTCGCAGGTCATGGGTACGTTGAACTTAGCTTGAAACAACTTCTCAAAATTCTTCGGTATATCGTCAAATACACTGTGCATTGTCTCAGCTAGTACAATATTATCGCACGTTTTCTCATTGTAGTCAAGCACTATAGAGTCATGAACTGTATTTACCAGTAAACAATCTTTATACGCTAACTTCTTGAGTCGATTATGGAAACTAACCCTTGCTAAAGCCATGATGTCTGCTCCCGTGCCTTGCACAATGTAGTTTTTAATCTGTGTATCTTTGTAATTACCGTTATACTTTAAGAATTTATATTCCCTACCTGTTGGTGCTACTAACTTCCCTGTTGTTACCGTCTCTCTGATTAAGTTAGTATGCCATAACTTTACTCCCTTGTATTTATCATAGTATGCTTCAATTACTTTGTCCCAATATTTCTCACTCTTACTTATGCCCATGAACTGTGGGTCATGTGCGTAGCTATATGCACTGCCTCCATATAACAACCTAAATACAAAGGTCTTAGCTATCAAGCGTGTAGGTAGGTTGAATCTTTCTTGGTTGTCTGAGTGTATGTCCACCCCCCTAACCAACTCATCTAGTAATACAGGGTCTTGGCTTAAATAACCTGCCACTCTAATTTCAAGTGCTGTGGCATCACACTGCATCAGCATCTTTATTCTCCTCTTTAAGTCGTTTAATCTCTAGCTGCAAAACTTTAATTAAAACATTAGGTGTATCTGCAATGTATAATCCCCCATGAGCTGTTAGTAGTACGTGCTGGTTTGGGTAGTTAAATAATTCTTTTATTAGCGGTGACATTATTATCCTTTGCTGTTTGGCGTAGGTACGCAATGAGAGAAACGCTACTTAACCTACTAAGATTCTCTAAAAACCACTCTACCCCTTGTGTTTCTATAATTTCATCTACATCATCCATTGTAGCAATAAGCCACATTTCTTCTTGGTCTTTAATTTTCATCTATTTTCTCCTTTATCTATGTCCGTAAGGTTCTGCATCCATTCCATGTATAACACAACAACCTAGAGGACTCAAATCACAGCATGGATAAGAGTAACACCCTGAATGTTCATCTATAAACTCACTTACATATATGTCTTCTATATCAAAGTCATCAATTATATTTTCTGCTGTGTCTTTTAATACCCTTAGTAAAAGATTTGCCATAACAATAACTTTTTTATATTGTTCAATGTCTAATGTTTGACGAGGATATGGTAGTATGTGGTGAATACTATTAATTTCATCATGTAAATTATCAAATAATTCACATAGTTTACGCTTCTCTCTTTTATTCATCTTGTCCTCCTGTAAATCTTGTTGTAAACACTTCTTTCAATGCCCCTGCAATGTTCTGCAAGTTGGGCTTAGTAGATGAAAGTCTCCCAGTAACTGCTGTTACTTGGTTCAAGTTACCATGTAGCATACTATGCTCCCAGTTCATTGTCTCACGCAGTTTAGGCAGTCCTAAGTAATAAGTGCCTACTACCTTCTCATGCTTTGCTAAGGTTAATATACAAGTTAATAAGCGTTTGTCAAACTTATTTTTACTCTTAAGTTGCTTTAGTATCTCCGCCCCTGTTTTGTAATAGCCCTCCTTCTTTAAACTGGTTCTCGGCAAAGGGTTAAATAATCGTGGCATATCGTAAGTTTGCTCTTTCCAGCCATATTTGTCCTCACCGCTCCTTGCTCCTGTTTTATAAGTTCCAATAACTTCTTTCCGAGGGATGACAATTCGTCCCCCGTATAAGAGGCAGGATAAGTGGTCTCCACTCGCAGTGTTAAAACCTTCGATGTTGTGATAGTCATATATCTCCTGTTGCAGCTCTGTGATTTCAATTTTAATTTCCTCTGCTTTGACTAGACATTTCGCCTCATCAAAGTATAGTCCGTTGTATTCCATTTCTTCCAATACTAATAAATCTTGGTTAGCCAAACTAATTAGACGTTGGAACGCTTTGCTACGTTTGTTTACTTGCTCTTGCTGTATCTCATAAATCGCTTTCGTGGTTGGTAAGTCATGTTCCATCAAGTAGTCTACTATCTCATCTTGTGGTATAGCCTTTGTGCATATATTGTTCTCCCAGTAGGTTGCTTTAATGTCAGGCTTCTGTGCCAGTTGATACTTCTCAGCCATCTTATTCATGCTAGGGTATGGAGTAGTCTGTGCTTCTAGCATAAAGTCCACTAGAGAACAATCCCATACTTTCACAGCACTAACATCTATTCCGTACTTTCGTAGCCAATGCAAGTCAAACTTAGCATTAACAAATAGAATCATATCCATTGAGTCTATAACAGTTTGTATTTCACGTAGAGACTCGCCATAAGGCTCATCATCATACTCAATGTTCCAAACCTTATTACCAATCCCTATAAAACAAACTGCATTACTAGCATCTGCAAAATTGCCCTTGTTGCTAATAGTTGTTTCAATATCCAGTGCTTCTATTTTCATAACTTATCTCCTATACAATATTATACCATGTATTTAAGAATTCCTTAAATTCTTTTTTGCTTCTAGCAACTACAGTGAAGCCACTAGAGTGTACTTGCCATACTTTATTTATTCTCATTCCACTTTCAGTGTCTCCTATAATTACTAACACGGTGAAGTTATTTAATTTTGCGAATTGGTTTAATAGTATTTGCTGTCCTAGCCCTATCTTTTCTCCCTCTCGTTTCCACTCTCCTATTAGAAACCTCCCCCTACGCTCTAATACCATATCCAAATTACTTGGGAGTATCTTGCCCATTAACCCTGTTAATTCTCCAAAGTCTATGTGTGGTGCTACCCTGTTTCTCATTGCAGTGGTCATATTTTCCTTTACATATCTTTGTATATAGATAAATGAGGCACAATCATAACTTGGTGTGCTTTCATGTGCCGCATACTCTCAACCGTGTCTGAGTTCCCACGTAGTTTATTCTTAGGCAAGCTAATATACCTAACGTCTTCGTAGCCATCTTTGTTAGTTCTACCAATGCCTATAATAAAGTCCATCTCACTTGGTTTGGCTGTCTTACTGTCAGCCAACTGGCTCTCGTCTAACACCATTGTGTTGTGTGATGAATTGTCTGCTTGCCCTATGGTAAGTACAGGACATTGGGTCTTAGCAATATCCCGCCAAAACTTGTAAATCTCATGTAACACTAAATCTTTTCTATCACCACTAAATCCTTTTGTCTTATCAGCATTGTCAATAACAATCAACTCAGGGTTATGTTCCTCAATTCTTGCGAGAATACGTGCCTTTTCTACCTGCGCTGGCTCATCAATAAACTTAATGTTCTCACCACCTCGTTGTTGCCAAATAGCCCATGCACGTTTAGGGTCTTTGCGTAATGCCTCATAGGACATCCCAGTCATTGCGCTGTACATTCTCCATACAACATCCTCTCCACCTTCCTCGTTAAAGAAAATTAGTATAGGTCGTTTGACTTGGCTAGCCATGTGTGTTACTTCACTCACCCACATAGCAGTTTTACCCGTCTCAGTTCGAGCAAAGATGTGTCCTAAATTACCCTTACGTAATGTACCTAAAGACTGGTTCAGGCAGTTAAGCCTCCAAGACAAACCTGGCTCAAGCACCTCTTGCTTAATCAACTCATTAATGTCTGTTGTTACATACTCAACTTCTTCCTCAGCCACTGAGACACTCTCTCGTTTAGCAACCTCTTCGTCTAACTTATCAACCGTACTTCTACCCTCTGCTACGTCTAATGCCAAGAACGCTATGTTAGAAGCCCATGCCCTTGCTAGATGAGATTCAAGGTATTTTATAACACTCTCATCGCTTGCCTCTGCTCGCTTAATCTGAACAAGAACTTTCTGCACAGCCTCTCTATCTCCATCCTTCAACACTGGATAGTTAGCAAGGTAGTTTGCCTCTAGCTCAGTCAAGCTAGCTGCAGGTAATGACCTGAACAGTTTACTTAATACAGGGAAGTTCTGCTGTATAAAATCAGTGTTCAGTGCATTATGGTATTTATCATACAATTCTGTATTGTTTACAAAGACTTGTAAGATTTTATGTTCAATCATGTAAATTCTCCTTTACTTAACATTTGTTATCTGTTACCCTAATTAATTATATAATTAATAATAATTATATATCTCTTAAAAGATATATAATTATATATATATTATAATAATACCTTTTCTAAATCCTTGTTGCTGTAGTCTTTAGGGTCTCTCTCTGTAATGATACACTCAACCTTGTTACCTGTCAACTCTGTCGCTCGTCTACTTGCAATGATGTTACGTGTTGCCATGTCCCTATCACCGTAAATAGCAATTCTCTTGTATCCTCGTACCGATTCCCACCATGCTGGCAAGACACTAGCACCTAACATTGGTATCGCTGTCACATACCTAGCGAGCTTTATCGCGCTTATGACATCCTCACAAAACACCAGCATATCTGAGTTATCTCCGTATTTTACCATTGGCTTAGTGCCACTTGACATATACTTTACTCCCTTACCGAAGTTCCTAGCACACCAGTAATCAGGCGTGTGTAGCAAAACTAAATAATTTGTACCATTATCGTATGACATTCTGAATTGTGCCATCTCTAATGGTGTCAGGTTGTACCCTGTAAGCCACGTTAAGGCATCTCTAGAGAGTTCTCTTGTCAAACTTAGCCCATTGCATACCTTAGCATCTCTCACGGCGTTAAACTGGCTTAAAACACGTTTAGTTTTCCGATACCCGCAACCAAAGCAATGGAATCCATCGGTATACTCTGCCAAATTATCACGGCTTCCACATTTCTCGCATGGTAGCATTTGGATAAGTGACATTATTCTGCCTCTGTGCCTTTCTCTATTACATCCTCATCGTAACTGGATATAACATCAATTAAATCTTTAACCTCATAATGACAGCCTGTGCATAGGTCTAAGAACATCCCTGAGTGAGTTTTTCTTACTGATTCTGCATCAGATAGTGCTTTATTACATGATAAACAGCGCATAATATTTCCTTTTTAAAAATGTCAAGTGTTATTTTAATAAATTATTTTTGTCTTGGTCTACGTAAAATTCAATCATACCACTAATATAGGCTTCAATTTCCATTAATTTGCTATCACTACTTTGGCTTAAGTCTGTTGTAACTCGCGCGACTAACTCCCCAAAACATTCAATAATGTCTTCGACATCCATAAAATCCAATAAAGAGCTTGACATCCCGTTAACTTCTAAATCGTCTTTAATTTCTTCAACTGACATTGTGTCATAACAAGAATTATTTAGCATATCTTCATCTCCAGTAAAATCAATTTCGTGTAAAAGCTTGGTAAAGTTCATTTTGTACCCCTATTTGTATTTAAAACACCTGCCATGTACACCCTCACACCATCATTGGAGCGCGTAGCGGTGCGAACGTGTGCAAAGCCATGCCTGTCTATTAGTTGAACTTCAAAAGTCCGTACAGGCTCTTTATAAGCCTGTTCATAAAGTTCATTAATTGTAAACATATTTAAAATTAATAACAAGAATAGCGCAAATGTTAATGATATTACAATATTCATTCTGATAACCTTTCCACTCTATTGGTTGTAAAATACTCTCGGCTCACTTCACCATCTTCCCTAATGTTAAGCCCTTCGTAGTGTTTAAACGCTTCGTCTTCTGTATCTGCCTCAATCGTTACCTCATATTTTATTACTTCACTACCATAAAATTTAAATTTACTCATGTCAACACCTTTATTAAAAAGTT